TACACCAGTGTTAACTCCTCAACAGCAGTAGTAAAGAAGAGATCGTATATGGCTGAGAAGCAACCTGTTAAGGGACTAACCGATCGTGAGATCGATAATCTCTTAGACTTTAAGGTTGACGAGAAAGGCGGCAGCGATGCCGCAACACCTCGTCTCAGCCGTACTCGACAGCGTTCGACAACCTGTGTGAGTCCTGTTTATCAGGCTACCACAGAGTATCGTTATAGCTCAGGGCCAAACGAGGGCGAAGTTTATCATACAAACACGATAGACTACGTTCCACGCGACTCTGGTGTCGAATACTGCGATGACACTTTCCGAAATCCCGCTTTCTCTTTCGAGAAGTGGAAAAGCCTTCCAGACAAAGGAGGGCCCCTGAAGCTTTACAGGGTCGGGTTTGTCAACGATAGGGTTGATTCTTTTGACTTCGCGAATCCTTGGTATATACGGCGCTACGGCAATTCACATTGCATTGACGCGTTTTATATACACGATGGATTCCAAATCAACTCTGCACTCATACCGCCTTCTAGCGATATGGATGTCTCTGGGTATGGGCCTCGCCTATGGTCTCAAATGAAACCAGCGAAGCCAACTATGTCGTTAGGCATCTTTCTGGGAGAAGCAAAAGATCTCCCACGCTTGCTTCAAGCTCGCGTGGATGGTCTCAAGACTATCTCAGATTGGTACCTAGCGCTCAAGTTTGGATGGGAACCGTTGTTGGCTGATATCAAAAACATGCTGAAGTTCGTCCAGCATGCAATGGATCAGATTGATTTTATTCTCAACAACGCTGGTCGTCCTATTCGTAGGAAAACCTCCATCAAAATACCCTCTCAGTCAGGCACTTTGATGACCGCCGACGGCGGGGCCACCAACTGGTTAACACCAGCATGGGGGTCCTACTATTACGGCGGCGCACCTGACTACTCCAAATACAAGAATTCTCTCACGTACTCCATCACCAAAGAGGTGTGGGGTTCGGGTGAGTTTGTATTCTGGTTTAACAGAGGTCGAATTCCAAGCAGAAACGAGCTTATTGCTAAGCTCTTGGGGCTTCAGATTACTCCGGCCCTTGCTTGGGAGTTAATGCCGTGGTCCTGGCTCATCGATTGGTTCTCCAACATTGGCGATGTTATCTCAAACATCACCGTGGAGGTGGCCGACAACCAGGTATCCCGTTACGCGTACGCCATGCTCCATACGGTGCGTGATTATACGTGGACGGCAACAGATGGGTACCTATCTGCTAGCGTTACCAAAAGATTTGAGTCTAAGGTGCGCGAGAAGATAAACCCGTTTGGGCTTGCTGTTGATACATCGGAGTTATCCGACACACAAAAGGCGATCTTGGCAGCGCTTACCGTATCGAAACGATAAGCACAAACCCCTGTCTAGACGTAACTCTCTGCTGTGAAGCAGATTTAACATCCACTGGAGTACACCAAGTGTTCGCAGATCCGCAAACTCTCACAATCAACGCTGTCGCCAAGGTCTGTCCGCGCGTTTTCGTCGCGGCAGGCTTGCCCTCAACCTTCAAAACGGCTGATGACGAGTGGAAACTCGAAATCAGCCACCAGGAGGTCAAGGGTCGGCGCGAGCGCCATCTGCTTCGGGTCACGCAGCGTAAGATCGCTGCGGATCCTCTGACCCCTTCGACGAATGTCGAAGGCACTGCCACAGTCTACCTTGTCATCGACAACCCCAAGACGGGGTTCTCGGACACGGAACTTCGGCACATGTTGGCCGGCACGATTGGCTTCTTCGCCAATGCCACCATCATGAGTCAGTTCATCGGCGGTGAGGCCTAAGAACCTCACCATTCCGATCCAGGCGCGCGCAATAAAAGCGCGCGCCTGGGTTGCAGAGCCCAGTCTAAATCAGCTGGGTATAATGAGACATGCGGAAAACGACTTGGTACAGTTATACTTAACCCATGAGGGATAGTATGAGAAGAACTGAGTTACTCCTCCTGAATCAAATCGTCAGTGATGTCGGTTTGATGTGTAGTGTCTCCTTAGATAGAGACTCTAAAAACATAGAGTCTCGGGTCGAAAAGGAGGGGTTTGAGTTTATCACTCTCACCCTACCAACCTTTGCGAAAGGCATCGAAAGATGTCTTGCGCTGGGTTTCTTCGAGCCATCTCTGTTCCGCGCGTTTAAGAAAACGCGTAAAGACAGAGGGCTAATCCCTGCGTTTTTGCAGGGTATAACCTCGAAGATATTCGACACTGATGGTAGTCTCCGCACCAACGTTTCCATTGAGGCGATAGATGGCGTAAGGCAGATCTGCCTCGCGTTTAATAAAACCAAGATGGAGTGTACAGATGCCCGAAAAGCGAAAGCTATTGAAGCATATGTCAAGTGCGAGAGAGACCTCTCTCACTTCCGTATTATGGAGTGGCCTGGTTTACGCGATTTCGATCGTATTGCTAGGATTGCTTTTGGTAACGTGTTCTGTGAAGTTGACCGACAAGTCAACGACGTCGAACTGTTGCCCAAACATGGTCCGGGAGCAGTTACCGACAGATTGGTCGGGAACGCTAAGTGGCGTTCTTTGGCCTGGTCTGCCAGGTTGGAGAGAATCATGCCCGCTGATGCTTATCTTTTCCATAATGGAATTGAGGCTGCTAACAGTGGACGTGGACTGGTGTTCCTTCCTTCGAAAGCTGAGAAGCCTGTAAAGGTTATCTTCGTACCGAAGACGCAGAAAACACCAAGGGTCATCGCCATAGAACCGTCTTATAATCAGTACGCCCAACAGGCGCTGATGAGAAGCTTAGTGAAAGGTATAGAACGCAGCAAACTGCTGCGCAACTGTATCCACTTTAGCGACGCGAAGACGAATGGCGATCTAGCTCGCGAGTCTAGTGTATCCGGCAAGTTCGCAACGCTCGATATGAGCGAAGCTAGCGATAGGGTACACGCCTCACTAGTACACCGTCTGATTAGGGATTTCCCTAGTCTGACGAAAGCGGTATTTTCGTGCCGCTCTAAGTGTGCTAGACTTCCTGACAAGCGCACGTTGCGCTTGCGGAAGTTCGCGAGTATGGGGTCGGCGTTGTGCTTTCCGTTCGAGGCCATGGTTTTCTATGCCTTGGCTTTGATGGGTTTGCACGACTTTTACGGCCTCTCCATTAGTACACGTTCGGTAGCGAAACTTAGTAAGCTACTCCACGTGTTCGGGGATGATCTTATATTCCCCACTGAGGCGTATCGCCCAGTCATCGAACGGCTCGAATCCGCAAGGTTCAAGGTGAATTTGTCCAAAACTTTCTATTCGGGCAAATTCCGAGAATCTTGCGGTGTGGATGCTTATATGGGTCACATAGTGACACCAGTGTACATCCGCACAGAGCTGCCGAAGACAAGGCAAGATGCAGAGTCCGTTTCTAGCCTAGTGGCAACCAGGAACCTTTTCTATCGAAAGGGCTACTGGAGAACAGCTAGGTTTATTGAGGAAAACATTTTGGACCGGATTGGTCCTTTCCCTCATGTTTTAGAGACGAGCGCTTTGCTCGGCTATACCTCCTTCTTAGGTAGTTATTGTGTCGAAAGATACGATAGCGTAGGTCAACGATTTGTTACTCGAGGTTTAACCCTTAAGGACAAGTCGATGGCTGACGAACTATCGGAGGGTAGACGACTCTTGAAGTTCTTCCTTACCAGGTCGGAAGACCCGGTTGAGGTAGAATCCTTTGAGAGATCTACACGGCGCGGTTCCGTATACACGAAAATCCGCTGGACGACTGCCTACTAGAGGCAGCTTAGACACCGACCAGGTTTGGTCGGGTCGCAGGGTTCAAAGCTCAATTAATAAGAAGACACAACGGTTGGTTACCAGGTCTAGTTGCTGACTTTGAAAATGACCTGATTCTTCTGAAGCGATTCTTGAAACGACTGCTCACCCCTTTTGAACTTCCAACTCCAACTCTTT